GGGAGGTGGTAGATACAGCCACCACATATGGAATTGGGATGGCGACAGCCTACAAATCATTACACGATTTTTGGGCATCAATGTCGCTATGGCATGTTACGCGGTCGAGCGCCGGCAGATGGGTCCAGACCATCAGCTGGTAATGCTCGTTCCGCTTGTGCGTACCACCAATCCTCTGTGGGTGTGGCTGGCCAAAGAAAGAGTCCAAGCGCGTCAGCTCGTTCGGTTTAATCCGATCAGCGGCAAATTCGTCAGGTTCTATGCTAGCAAACCCGGTGGACTTGAAATAGTCACTGGGATTGTGGGGGAATATGCTTCTAGCAGCATTCCCGCAAGCATTGATGCCATCATCGCCAGTACAGCCCGAACAATCAGTGGAAAACTCACCCGACAAACCGTCCTCTCGAAATTAGACGGTGGCACCGGGGATAGAGTCATTGACAAGACGGGTTCGGAAATACTGTTGGAATTTCATCTGAGTAAAGGAACAACCAAAGAAAGAATAAGTATGGTTGACTCAGTTCGAAGATTTCAATGGGTGTCACGCCCTGCAGAATTTGAAGAAGACGCTAAAGCGGGAATGACTGCATTCATGACGCCGTTGTTAGATGGAGGGTTTGTGCCTGACATCTGTAAGAACAATGAGGAGCGCATGGTTGATAAGCGTGTTAAAGAACAGACAGGTAAGGAATTGCCAGTCAGTAAGTTCATGTTGGATTGCATGGATGAGTTTGTCTCATTCCTGATCCCAGAACAACTTCAACACTCTTTACACCCAGTGGATGTAGAAGAGGTCTATGTCAGACAGTCGAAACCCAGTCAGAGAGCCATTCTGGCTGAGGCTGAACACACGACGTCTAACGGCACTACCAAACAGTTCATCAAGCGAGAGGCTTATGGAACTGTGAATGATCCCAGGGGCATTTCTACCATTTGCGGCCCCGATAAGCGAGATTATTCACAATTCATGTATTCATTCACAGATAATGTGATGAAACCTCAACCTTGGTACGCATTCGGCAAGACCCCACGTGAGGTTGCCGACCGTGTGGCTACAGTTGCTCAGGGAGCTAGGAAAAGTGGGGCGAACAAGGATTTCGAACGAATGGATGGGAAGCATGGAAACGTGCTCCATCTGTTGGAAAGGAAAACCTATTCTGCCGCTTTTAAACCTTGTTACCATGTGAAGCTACTGGAGGCGATGGATAAGCACCATCATCTCAGAGCCAAGACAGTTTTTGGTATTGAGTACCGCACAGAGTTCCACCGCCTTTCAGGGGGTGCTGATACGAGTTGCGGGAACACGTTGGACACGGCGTTTATTGCCTATCTAACCTACCGTATGCAGGGCCTGTTGCCCCAGCATGCCTGGCAGAAGCTGGGTATTTACGGAGGTGATGATGGATTTGACACTGATGTGGACCCCAAGATTGCCGCTAAAGCTGCTACGCTTGTTGGTCAAAAGCTTGATCTTGAAACAATCGAGCTAGGAAAGCCGGGTGTTTGTTTCCTTGCTAGACGTTATGGGCCCGACGTTTGGTACGGAGACAACAATACGTGTTGTGATTTACGTCGCCAGTTGGCAAAATTTCACCTTACAGTGAATTTGCCAGGAAAAGTGACACCACAGCAGAAACTTCAGGAGAAGGCCTTTAGTTTCGCTTTGACCGACAGGAACTCGCCCGTTATAGGCGAATTTGTTTCGCGTGTGTTGGAAATCTTACCCATTTCAGGTAAAGAGTTTAAGAATGAACTCAGAATCTGGGGAGTGGAAATGGATGCCAACAGACAGTACCCCAACACTGCAGCAGAGTGGATGGATGACATCGTTACTGCTGAGTTGCAGGACTTTGATGTGGATCGTTTTCGAAGTTGGCTCGAACAGGCTGACGGCGGAACAATTCTCCATCCCCCGCAATTTGCTGAACGACTACCCCCAAATCCCAAACCTGGTGTGTTCGCCCTTGACGGTGACATCCATGGTGTACGGGACGCAGGAACAGTTGTTAAACCAGTTGGACGAACAGCGAACAAATTTGATGGCAAAGCTCATCACAGAGCTAGAAAGCCTAAAGCGGAAAGAGATTCGCGCTTGCTAAATCACCCCTCTAATAAGTCAATCCAAGGAGGAGTGAGGTATCGTAAAGTTAGTAACAGTTCGATGCCAGATCTTGTAGATTAAATTCCGAGATCACCCTAGGTGTATTATCGGTTAAATTCCGGAATCGCCTTTGGTGCATTTTACCACAG